AGATTTAGATATGGAGAACCTGAAAAAATAGGTGGCTGGTCTGCTTTAGTTAATGATAAATTAGTGGGAGCCGCTAGAGCACAGCACGTCTGGGCTAATACAGAGGGTAAAAAATACGCAGCCATAGGAACTGATAAAGTATTAATTATTTATTTTGATGGTGCTTTCTATGATATTACTCCCTTAGATACTGATAATTTCTCTACAGGTGCTGACATAACAACGACCAACGGATCAGCGACAGTTACGATTACTACCACAGCTGCACACAATTTATCTGTTGGCGACATTATAACTTTTGCCAACGCTGGATCGTTTACTAGTGCAAACACAGATTTCACAACCACAGACTTTGACGACAAACTTTTTGAAGTGCAGTCTGTACCCTCTATTACAACTTTTACAATTACAATGCCATCGTCTGAAAGCAAATCAGGTGTCACGAATGATGGAACACTTGATGTGAGACCGTATGTAGTGGTTGGACCTTTGGTCCAATCTTCAGGTTACGGTTGGGGAACTTATTTATGGGGCGGACGAACAGTGGCGCAAGTTACTACAACAGTTAATAATGGAGGACCAATGTTAGTTGGTGCTAGTTCAGTAGTGTTAACCAGCACTGCTAGCTTTCCAAGCGCAGGTAAAATTAGAATTGGGTCTGAGGATATGGAGTACACAGGCAATAACACAGGTACAAATACCTTGAGTGGAATCACTAGAGGTTTAAATTCTACAACGCCTGCTGAACACGCCAATGGTTCAACCGTGACAGACATAACCGATTTTATTGGTTGGGGAGATGCCTCAACGTCAAGCACTGTAACAATAGATCCAGGTAACTGGTCTTTAGATAATTTTGGTAATATTTTAATAGCTACTGTTCATAATGGTGAAACTTTTACTTGGGATGGTGCTGCTTCTAACGCTTTACTAACTAGAGCAACAATAGGCACAGGGATGCCCACTGCTTCTGTAATGACCATTGTTTCAGATCGAGATAGGCATCTATTTCATCTAGGAACAGAAACCACAATTGGCACGGCAAGCACACAAAACAAAATGTTTATAAGATTTTCAGATCAAGAAAGCACAAGTGTCTACGACCCTACTTCAACAAATACCGCAGGAACATTTCAACTTGATGATGGAACAGAAATAGTTGGTGCTTTTAAAGGTAAAGATTATATTTTAGTTTTAACAGATACTGCAGCTTATGAGATGCAATTTGTAGGTCCTCCTTTTACATTCTCCATTAGAAAGGTTGCATCCAATGCTGGATTAATAGGTAATCATGCAGGTGTGTTTGCAAACGGTGCTGTATTTTGGATGGGTAAAACAGGCAAGTTTTATGTTTATGATGGTACAGTAAAATCACTGCCGTGTCTTGTTGAAGATTTTGTTTTTACTACAAGTGGAAACAATCCAGGATTAAATTTTGATTCAGGTAAAATCGTTTTTGCAGGTATTAATGAGTTGTACTCAGAAATAAATTGGTTCTATCCAACTGCTGCCTCATCCTCTATCGATAGAGTAGTAACATATAACTACGCTGAGGGAGTTTGGACAACAGGAACTTTGGACAGAACGACATGGATGGGATCTACTGTATATGATAAACCTTATGCCACTGATTTTGAAGAATCAGATACGCCAACTTTCCCAGTTGTTAGTGGTGTATCAAATGGGGCGACAATTTATTATGCACATGAAGTTGGAGTGAATCAGTTAAACGGAGATGGAACTACCACTGCAATACCTGCGTTTATTAAGTCAGGAGAATTTGATTTAAATGGAAAACAAGGTGTTCCTGGAGATGGTCAATTTTTGTTAAGTGTAAGTAGATTCATGCCTGATTTCAAAAGGATAAGTGGTAATGCACAAGTTACTATTTTTTTAAATTCATTCCCGCAAGGATCTACTGCAGCTTCTAGTCCATTAGGTCCTTTTACTGTAAGCTCAAGCACAACAAAAGTTAACACTAGAGCAAGAGCTAGGTTAGCTGCTGTGCAAATCGAGTCTACAGCTATAGATGAAAGTTGGAGATACGGAACATTTAGATTTGATGTTAAACCTGATGGTAGAAGATAATGGCAAAAATAACAATTCAAATTCCTGAACCAAAAGCTTCATATTCTCAAGAGGACCAAAGACAAATACTTCAAGCTTTAAGAACTTTACAGTCTCAGTTGAACTTCTCTTATGAGAATGATATAAAAAATCAAGCAGATGCTTTTAATTATTTCTTATCCTAATGACTATACAATATAAAAACCAAGGGTATAAACAAGCAAGCACAGGTAAAACAACAGTTCTTACCTGTCCAACTAACGCAACAATAATTATTAAAAGTATATATGTTGCTAATAACGATGCGTCATCGGCAATCTTAGTGAATATGAATTTTTTAGAGATGATGTTGCAGCTAAGACTCAAGTAAATGCTACACCACAAACCTTAAATTTAGAAGCTGGAGATTCAGTGACAGTTACCGCAGCTACAGGCAGTAACAAAATTCAAGGAGCCATAACTTACGCACAAATAGATAGATCACAAGAAAATGGCTAAAAAGAAACCCATGTTTGGGGTAAATAATTACCACAAACGAACCCCCAAAAAACGTCCAGGTCAACACGCAAAGAGTTATAGTAAACGCACACCTTATCGTAAAAAGTATCGTGGACAAGGGCGTTAGTTTGGTATACTAAACTGTTATGACTGTTTATCAAAAAATAAAATGTGAAACTAAAACATACTATAGAAGTATTAAAACAGGTACACGTTATGAAACAAAGAAAGCTTTTCTAGCAAATCATCCTAAAGAAGATTTAGCCACAGACGTTGAGGTTCAAGTGCCTGATCTACCTATGTTTAGTAAAACTAAAAATACATGAATCCTTTAGGCGGTACTGAGTTACAATACGAATTTTTAAAACAAAATGTTTCATCTGAGTTACTGGAACAGTTTCAAATATGTACGTCCGTCCCAGGTAAGATTCCTTTATCAGCTAACAAAATAAATATACTATGGCAAAAAATGGCACCTGATCAGCCACACTTTCAAGATTTTTTTAAAAGTGAAGAACGTATAAAAGAATATGATTACTACGTGTTTAATAGTCATTGGAATTATGAGCAGTTTAGAAAAACATTTAAGTTACCGCATGAAAAATGTGTTGTAATAAAAAATGGTATTTCAAATTTAAAATTAAGAGAGCCTAAACAAAAGAAAGATAAAATTAAATTAATATATCATCCTACACCTTGGAGAGGTTTATCTGTGTTGTTAGGTGCTATGCAATTAATTAAGAATACGAATATCGAATTAGATGTTTATAGTAGCACAAAGATATACGGAACAGATTTTGAAAAAGATAACGATCAAAATTATCAAGCTCTTTATGAACAAGCAAAGGTTTTACCTAATGTTAATTATATAGGTTATAAATCTAATGATTACATCTTAGAAAATTTACATAATTATGATGCATTCGTTTATCCTAATATATGGGAAGAAACATTTTGTATATCTGCTTTAGAAGCTTTAGCCTGTGGCTTGTATGTAGCAACAACGGACAACGGAGCACTTTACGAAACCTGCTCTGAGTTTCCAATCTATGTTCCGTATGATAATAATTTAAGAAATTTAGCTACACAATTTGCATCCGTTATAGACGGATTGCCTGAACATCTTAATCAAGATGGGATACAGATACACTTAAAATTTCAACAAAATTTCTATAATCATTTTTATAGTTGGAAAGTAATCGGTGCACAATGGACAAATTTTTTACAAGGAGCTTTAGTTGACTCAAGACGCAAGTAAACCTATTTGGTTTAAAAAAGAAGAAGATATTAAAACACAAGAAATAAAGCCTAAGAAGTTTTCTATATTTGTAGCTACTCCAGTGTTTGATAATGTTTCTATACATTATTTTAATGCCTGTTTGGAATTTCAAAAACACTGTGTGTCAAACAATATTCAGGCCTCTTTTCAAGTAATGAAATCATCTTTAGTTACTCAAGGTAGAAACTTATGTGTCTCAAGTTTTATGGAAAGTAATCATACACATTTATTATTTGTAGACTCTGATATAGAGTTTCAAACTCAATCCATCTTTAAAATGATAGCATCTAATAAAGATGTTATATCGGTTCCATATCCTTTGAAACAAATTTTTTGGGATAAAGCATGGGAAAGAATATCCAAAGGTAATATTAAAAACGCAAAAGACTTAAAATTTAAAGGTTTATATTCTTACCCAATGAAAGTTGAGGATGATAAAAATATACTTATTAAAGATGGTGTTATTGAAGTAACTCATTCACCTACTGGATGTATGTTAATTAAGAGAGAAGTAATAGAAAAAATGATTAAAGCTTATCCTGATACAGAAATTGTGCAAAAAACTGTTATTAATGGAGAACTTATGAATAGACCTTATTTATATAATCTTTTTGATACTATGCACGAGCCTAAAACTAAAAGATATTTAGGAGAGGATTTTGCTTTTTGTAAAAGATGGAAGGACATTGGTGGTAAATGTTATGCTTTAATAACCGACCGAATAACACATGCTGGCGAACATCAATATAGAGGCTGTTTTGCCGATGAGTTGATAAAGACTGAGTAAAATGGTAAAATTTTCTAATTAGCTAATTTTAAGAAACACATAATATATGATACAATTTTTACCTTATGCACTGGCAGCCTACGGAGGATACAAAGGTTACAAGGCATCAAAAGACGCTGGTGGATCAGGACTTCAACGATTATTAGCTGGAGCCACAGGCGCTGCGGCTGGATATTACGGTGGTAAAGGAGCTTTAGCTGGAGGATCAGCTTTAGGTATTCCTGGTTTCTCTGCAGCTCAACAATCATTTACACCTATCACAAGCATGTTCCCTCAGTTTGCTTCAATACCTGGAGTTGGAAAAGCACAACCTGAATTTTTAGGAACTGATAAATTTGGTAATTTGATTCCAAATAGAACAGCAGCAGACTATAATTTAATTAATACTGATCAAGGAGGTGGTTTACGAAGCATCTTTGACAAAGCTTTGAGAAGAAAAAGGTTTGAAGGTGGTGTTGATACGGGTGAAATGGAATTTAGTCCAGGTAAATCTGCTTTAGCTGTTGCTGCACTTGCTTACGGTTCAGGTGCATTTGAAAACCAACCACAAGATGTTTTTACACCTACTTATAACTTAGCAGTTGCAGAATTACAAAAACAAAGAGGTGGATTTAGATATATAGATCCAGTTGACGGAACAGAAAAAACTTTCGAACAAGTTTACATACCAGAGGCAGATCCAAAGAATCAAGGTGATTTTAGAATGGGTCCTTATGCAATTGAAACAAACAGATTAAAAGAAGGTGGATTAGCAGAAATAAAAAAATTTAATGAAGGTGGTATTAACTATCTTCCAAGTAAAAGATCTCATGACGAAAATGATGCTAATAATTACGTAAGAGCATTAGGTTATGTCGAAGATGGGACTGGCACAGGAGACAAAGACGAAGATACAATGTTAGCTCAATTAGCAGATGGTGAGTTTGTAACAAGAGCAGATGGAGTATT